ATGGCGGGAAAAAGGCAGCGGCCCAACGGGTGGGAATACGTCATCAAGCGGGCTGGCCTGCTCGACAAGCCAATCTACCTCACGTTCGCCGACGAGAAAGAAGGCGATGCTTTCGTCGCCCGCACAGAGAAGCTGCTCGACAAGGGGATCATCCCGACAGAGCTGCGCGCACCGTCGCGCATCGACACCATCGCCGACCTCGTGCGCGAGTACGAGCGAGACGCGCATCCGAAGGCGAAAGATCGGGCCGCCCTTGGGACCATCATCAAGGCGAAGGGGTCCACACGGCTGACCAGCATCGATGCGGGGTGGGTCGATGACTGGATCTTGGAGATGAAGCGCATCGACAAGCTGGCGCCGGCCACGATCCGGGCGAAGGTGGGCGCGCTGGCACGCTGCACGGACTGGGGCATGCGGAAGGGGCACGTCCTGCTGCCCGACCACCCCCTGCGCACTCTCCCGGATGGCTACGCCCAGTACACGAAGACCGACGCGGCAATCGCCGGCGAGGCGCGCGTCGATGTGGAGCGGGATAGGCGGCTTGAGCCTGGCGAGTTCGAAAGGGTGTCGGCCGTGATCGTGGGCGGCGTACTGCCCCGTAAGCAGCGGCCTCTCGCTCTCGATGACCCTCAGGCCTTGTGGTGCATGTTCGTGCTCGCGGTCGAGTCGGCGATGCGGATGCGGGAGATGTTCACCCTGACCCTCGATCAGGTCGACCTTGCGAAGCGCACCGCGTTTCTCGACAAGACGAAGAACGGCGACAAGCGCCAGGTTCCTCTGTCGAGTGTCGCGGTGGCGACGCTGACGGCGTACCTCGATTTGCGAGCCGCCGCCGGCGCGAAGGGGCGGGATGTCCTTTTTCCGTGGTGGGATGGCGACACCATTCCCAAAAAACTCGACAAAACCTCGGACTATCTTTCGAAGCTCTACATCGGAATCTTCGAGGCTGCGAAGTGCGCGGACCTGAAGTTTCACGACCTGCGCCATGAGGCGACAAGTCGCCTTTTCGAAAAGACGACTCTCTCGGAAACGCAGATCATGAAGATCACCGGCCACAAGTCGCACCGCATGATGATGCGGTACGCAAACCTACGGGGTAGCGACCTGGCGGCGCGGCTTTGGTGACTGCGAGGGTCTGCGCATGCGCGCTGCGGTGTCTCTGATGACGGCGTTCTCGATGTAGTCGAGCACGTCCTTTGTCATCATCACGTAGGCGCGCCCGACCTGGGCGGCGGGCAGCTCGCCTTTGTGAATCATCTTCTTCACCGTCTCGGGGTGAATCTTCAACAGCTCGGCCGCGCCTGGCACGTCCACGGTGAGGCTCATGGTGTGATCTTTCGGGAGTGCTCGACCGCGAATTCGGGGTGCTCGGCGCGCCAGGCGGTCCAGCTTTCGTCGGTGAGCTTGTGCTCGATCCACGCCGGCAGGTCGGCAGTGGGTGTGAAAGGCGTGCGCACTCGCGGCGAGCAGCGGCAGCAGAGCTGCGGCAGGCGCTCGTGCAGCCTCAGGTGCGCGGCACAGAAATACAGGCCGCAGCCGCGGTCGCCGCCATAGGGCTCGCCGCCGCAGACGTGTGCCAGGCCGCGATGAATTTCCGCGCCGCAGCCGGGGTGGTCGCAGATCGATGGGACGCCGTAGCCGATATCCCGGTGCCAGTTGGTGTCGTAGCCGATCTCCCAGCCCATTAGTGCACCGCCTGGCCCGGCTCGGGCGTCGTGTCTTCGGCCGCGGATACTGCGCGTGCGGCCGCCTCGAGCACAAGGCGCGCTTGATCGGAGCCCAGTTCTGCGCACATTGCTCCGCCCATGGCCGAAAGGAAGCCGATGAAGGCCCGCGCGAGGGCGTTCTCGCTGGGCATGCCCGCCAATGCATGCACAACCTTCGGCGCGAGCCTATTCCATATCTCCGCGCCGTAGGCCATCTCCTGACGCGCGGCGTCGGCGCCGCCCGGCTCAATCCATGCCGCGATGCATTCGGCAGAGTGTGACTCGTGTGCCTGGCTCGGCGTGTTGCTCTCGTGAGCGGGGGCCGCGGCCAGCATTGCGCGGTACGCCGGTGCCATCGTCGCGAGCGAGGCCGCGAGCATGTCGGCGGTGATCCCCTGTGCCTGTTCCATGCGCATCAGCACCATCGGAGCTGCTCGCCGGGCGAGGGCGACATCCGTCGCGCTCGCAGTCGGCCAAACGGCGAGTGCGGCGCCGGCGATGATTTCCGCTGTGGGCTCCAGCGGCACGACCGTGTGCGTCGTCGGATCGATGGTCACAGTGAGGGTCTTGGTCATTGCGAGCCTTTCGAGATTGGATCGAACGACGAGCGCGCCTCGGCCCATGCACGGACCTTCGGCGCCAACGCGCGGCGCGCAGTGCGGCGTTGGTGTGAGTTGCCGGGGAGCCGCTTGTCCATCCATTCGATGTGTGCGTCGGTGTTGCAGAACGGGCAGGGAATGTCGCCGCCGGAAAACATGGCGCCGCCCGGCTCGTCGCAGGAATCCAGGTCCCACATGAAGCCGTCGATGCAGGTGCCGTCCGGGTAATGCGCGCCGAAAGTGGGCGCTTCGTAGTTGCAGCCGAGTTCCTTAGCCATGTTCCGGCTCCTTCGTCCTGAGCCCGTAGACGGCCTCGCACACGGCACGGCATTTCGCGAGGCTGAATCGATCGTTCTCATCTCGCACGCCCGTCTCCATGTCGAGCCAGTAGTTATCGTCCTTCGCTCCGATGGTGGCGACGGCGGTGGCCACGTTGTCCGGGTTGAGGCCGCCGGCATAGCCGCGCAGGGCATCGACGGATTCGCCCGGCTCCGGCCATGCCGCCGGCGCAATGCCTCGGCCGCCGCTAGCGTCGAAGATCCACTGCACGTCTTCCTCGGTCGGAAAGGCGCCACGGCATTGGAGGATCGGCTCGAGCTTGTCAGCGATTTCCTCGGCCCACGCGGCGAGCCGGCTCGTGTCGATGCCGCGCAGGGAGGTGTTGACCTGCACGCGCTCGAAGCGCCAAAGCAGCGGGTCCACCAGCGTTTCGGAGTTTGCGAGCAGGTCGTCGCTGTGGCCGCCGCAGAGATGCGCCGACAGCCGAAGCGAGGGGATGCACCACGTCAGGCGTTGAATGAAGCTGTAAGACGGGTAGCGCGGCTCGTTGCCCTGTCGAGAGGGGGAGAACAAGATGCCCCATTCGATGGGGTACAGCGCCGCCAATTCGACCATGCCGGCAACATCGGTCGCTTCGTCGGCACCGGTGAACGTTATGAAGTTCGGAAGTGCGGTCATGCTGTGTGCACTCCTACTTGGTGGCGAAGATGTGCCGCTTGACGATCCGGCAGAGGTCGCTCACGTCGACGCAGATCGTGTCTTGGAGTGCGGGGTCGGCCGGCTCGAGTTCGTTGACATCGCGCAGGATGAGCTCAACGGCATCGTCGCTTGCTTGGGCCCGAGTCGCGCGCGGGGCTTCGGTCGCGACCTGGCGCAGCACAGCGCGAACAACGCACGTCGCGTTGTAGTCAGTCGGGTAGCTGGCGAGGTCGCGGAGGGCTTCATTCACATGCTTGTGATCGCAGATCGCTTGCGCTGCTGCCCATTCGGCGAGGCTCGTGGCGTGCGGCCGGACATGCTGGCGCCTTGAAGGTGCGATCTTGAGCTCGCGCACGAACATCGCGCACGGTCCGTCCTCGGTGTCGTAAATGAGGGTAAGCAGCCATCCCTCGCCGTCTGGGGGCGAGGGCGTCCACGCGGCGCAGTTGCCGTCGTATGCTTCCATCGCTTCGAGGTCTGCGTCGTGTTCCATGAGGGTGAATGCGGACTCAATGCCGAAGGCCTTGAGCAAGAGGCGCGTGCTCACGTCTTCATCGAACACCGGGAATGCGGAATGGTCGAGCATGCCGTTCGGATCGCGGTGGATCTCGCGCGGCGAAAGAAGCGCTTCGCGAAGGCCTTCGAGGTTGGCGGCGGCGAGTTGCGCGGTGGGGTTTTGATCAGTCTTCAAAGTGAACTCCTGGCGCGCTTGGGCGCGCTGTGAAAGATTTCCGATGGGGGCATTCGATGTGGCTGCACTCGACATCGCCGCGCGCGACCTCGCGCATGCGCATGCCGCGCCTGTTGCAGGTGCTGCAGTCCTTCGGGTCGCGCTCGCCGGTGTAGATGGCGCCGGCGAGTGGATGGGGTGCGCTGGGCTGCGAGGCGCGCGCACGGCGCTCCGCATCGACGGCAGCGGCTTCGAGTTGGCGCGTGGGGTTGCGCGGGATCACGCGGCCGACCTTCAGCATTCGGCGCACCTGGGCGTATCGGCCGGCACCGCGAAGAAGCCGAGCGACCCTCTGAGTGGCTGAAACGGCAGCGGTTGCGTATTGCGGAGGACGAAGCCCTGCGGCCCGAAGAACCATGGCGAATCGCTGGAGTCAACGCAATCGACTACATCGGCGCGCCCGACAATGCCGCCGCGCGGGAGGGCGTCGAATGCCGGCAGGGCGTGCGCCGCCTCCTGCAGCCGCGGCGACAGGTACAGGAAATCGAGCGCATCCTCGTACTCGCCGCGCGTCATTCCCTTTGCGGCATGGATGAGCGTCATGCCGCGATGACGCGTGGCCCAGTTGCGGTTCTCAATGAGCTTGATCGTGCCGGCGGCCAGCGCCGCGGCGCGCGCTGCCCCTTCGAGGTCTGGCCGCACGATCAGCCAAGCCCATGGCTGGCGAACTGAGATTGCGAGCGTGGGAGCAGGATTGCTCGGAAAGGGCGTCGGGCAGACGAACTCGGGCGGCATCATGCTGGCTCCTTCTGCGTCATCCGGCGGAGGCGAAGCTGCAGCGCTGCGGCGGCATCGAGGCGCGCGTGCAATCCTTCGAGCGCCTCGGCGCTGAGCGGATAGCCGGACCGACGAACGAGGCGCGCAGCGTCCTGCAGCGTGTGCAGGTCATGCGGGTTGTGGAATTCGACCGTCATCCGGTTGGCGGTGACATCGATGCCCGCCACGGAAACGAGCGGGCCGGCGCAGGCAATTTCTGTAGCGGCCATCGCGTCGGTGGTTGCGAGAATCGCCTCGACCAGCTCCACACGTCGGGCGGGCGCCAGTTCGGGGCAAGGCGCTTCACCACGCGCCAAAGGGCGGTTCTGCTGCTCATGCTGTCGCCCGCTGTTCTGCTGCGGCCTGGCGCAGCGTGAGGTGGTAGGAGGTGGCGGCCGCCTCGGCCATCTGCTGCGGGGTGCTGCGGCGCAGCATTTCCTCGTAGACATCGAGGCCCGCAGCCATGGCTTGGATGCCGGGGCCGTCGAAGCCGTAGCGTCCGTGACGCCCGCGAATGCCGTCGCATCGGATCAGTGCATCGCGTGCCGCGACCATAGGGGCGACGCATACCGGGTCGATCTGCTCGGCCCGCACGAGCCCGACGTTGATGCACGATCCCAGGCGGTCGAACATGTCGTCATCGGTCGTGCCGGCCTTGAGCTGGCAGAACGCATCGTGCAGCTTGAGCATCACCTCATCGGCGGTGCCCGACTGCGTGTCCTGGCGTGCGGCAATGAGCATTGCCCATGTCGCGGGGTTGACGTTGGAGCGAGGGAATCTGCGTTTCATGGTGGTGGCGCTCATTCACAAAGGCCGTAGGCCGAACTGCAGGAGGTGGACTCGTCCAACTGGGCGAGAAGGTCGAATTGCTTGCCGCCGCGCGTGGTCTTCGACCACTGCACGACCTGCCAAATGCCGCCTCGCTCGCGCGCGGTGTCGTTGTCGCCGGGCGAGGGGAAAAACGTCGCATTGCTGCGCTTGGAAACTTCGCTGACGATCTGCTCCCATTCATCGAGGCGCTCGATGTGGTCGCGGTCGCGAAGGTCCCACTGCCGCACTTCTTCTTTGCCGGAGTTGACGCACAAGCAGCCGACGCGGGTGCGACCCTGCAGGTACAGTGGATTCGGTCGAATGCCCTTGATTCGATGCGCTTCGAACACGTCATCTGCCGTCCAACGCAACAGGGGGCGATAGTTGAAGAGGCCGCCACCGAGAACGTCGAAGTGAGCGACGCACGACCCGGTGCCGCGGAACCGCTTGCGCCGGCTGTCGCTTTCTTCGATGCGGATGCCCTGCCAAGACCAGACGGCACGCCCGGTTGACTCGATCATTTCGAGGGCGTGCTCGGTTAAGGGCTGGGTCTTCAGGAACTGGGTGCAGAACTGCGCCATGCGGCTCGGGAAGCGCGCTTTGATGATGCAGAGGTCAAGAAAGGGGTTGCCGGTGGGGCCGCGTTCGAACACTGCGAGCGCTCGCGCAACGATTTCAGGCGGCACGCCTTTCTCCGGCCACTTGTCGCGCACGTAGTCCCGGCGGGGCCACCACATATCGGTGAAGTCGCGGCGAAGGCGCACGATGGGCATCTGCAGCGTGTGCTCGAGGTAGTCGACATATGCATACGTCGCGCCGTGCTCGTTGCCGGTGTCTGCAAAAACCGCGCGCACGTTTTCGCTCCCATGCAGCTCCAGCGCGAGCAACAGGGTGGCCGTGCTGTCCTTGCCACCTGACACGGACACCAGATGAATGGGTGCGTCGGTTTGCTGAGGGAGCCGGTTCATGCTGCGACTCTTTCTTGCCATGCTTCGCGGTAGTTCGCGGCCGTGACGGCGCGCTGCAGTCCGGGCGGAACCGCGTTGCCGATCATGGCGACCTGCTGCGTCTTCGTGAACATGCGGCCGTCGTGCCCGCGGTCGATGACGTACTGCCGCGGAAAGCCTGTGGCGTTCGCAAGCTCGCGCGGCACCAGCATGCGCAGGCAGATGTCCACGATGACCCACGGCTCGCCCTGCAGCCACACCGTGACCAGCGCGAGGCGGTCTTTCGTGGTGATGGTGTGCATCGGGTCGCGCACGTCGCCCCACTGGCCGCCCTCGCCGTAGTAGCGGATCAGGAAAGCGGCGCAGCGTAGTGCGCCGGCCTCCGCTTCGGGCGCGAGGTGGTACTCGACAAGGCCGTGGTGCTGGCCGCCGGCGCTGACCGTGCGCAGCGGTTCGTCCAACGGGCGCGCGTCGCAGTTGCCGCGCAGGTGTGCAAGGTGCGCGGTCACAAGCCGCTGCTGGCTGCCGGCAGTGGTCACGGTCGAAAGCGGGTCGTTCGCGCTGCGGGCCGGCGTGGTGTTGTGCCCGCCGTTCGCCTGTTCAACGAACGCCGTCACGAGCGCGTGCTTTGCGGCGCCGGCGACCACGGTCCCGAGCGGCTTGGAGATGTCGAGCGCGCGCGGAGCCTGGCCGGCGCGCTCGCCGTAGCCGGTTTGCACCAGCGTGCCGATGGCCATGGCCTGGCCGCCGCCGCTGGCGGTGATGGTGCCCACGGGGTCGCGGATGTCCTTGGCTCCGTAGCTCCAGCGCCTGGCGCCGGGCTTGCCCTCGCCGTGGCCGGCTTGGATCATGACGGGCGTCGCGAGCATGAACTCGCCGCGCTGGGCGGTGGTCACGGTGCGCAACGGTTCGCGGATGTCGTGCACCCGAACGCTGCCCGAGTGCGTCACCGGGACGATGAAGGGGTCTGCGTTGTCGAGCACGTACCGCTTCAGGCCGTGGGCGATGCGCCGGCACGTCGCGTCAACGAGCGGCTTCTTCCGGTCGAAGATGCTCTGCGTGGGCAGCGAGAAGTCGATGCATTCGGCCGCGCTGCGCCACTTCTTCAGGCCCTTCGCCGGCTTCTGCGCGTGCGTGGCTTCCGGCCATTGAATCGGCAGGCCGTCGCGGCGCGCCACCATGAACAGGCGCAGGCGCGTGGTGGGCACGCCGTAGTCGGCGGCGCGCAGCAGGCGGTGCTCGATGACATAGCCCTTCGTGCGCAGCAGGGCGAGGAAGCGTTCCCACGTCTTGCCGATACGTTTCGGGTCCGGCACCAAGTGCTGCAGGCGGCGCGGCACGTACTCGCCCGGTGCGGCCACCGTTCCATCGAGCTTGATGACGCGGCCGGTGGCCTTGTCGCGCTTCGCGATCAGCGGGCCCCATTTGCGGATCTGCTCGACGTTCTCAAGGGTGATGACATCGGGCAGCGCCTGGCCGGCCCACCGGACCACGATCCACGACAGCGAGCGGATTTCGGTATCGCGTGGTTGCCCGCCGAGCGCTTGGCTGAAGTGCGTGCAGTCCGGGCTCGCATGGAAGTAGCCGGTGGACTGCCCGCCGGTCAGCTCGCGCGGGCACAGCTCGCGCACGTCCTTGCGGTAGTGCCGCGTCTGCGGATGGTTGATCCGGTGGCACGAAACGGCGTTCTCGTTGTGGTTGACCGCGATATCGACGTGCCGGCCGATGGCCTGCTCGATGCCGGTGCAACTGCCGCCCGAGCCGGCGAACAGCACGATGACCAGCTTCGCCGACAGATTGAGAATGAACTGCGGGGTCAGCATGGCGCCGCCTCGAGCTTCACGCGCGCGCGGTCAATGCCGAGGTCGCGCGCGACAAACTCGGACAGCACCAGCCCCTGCAGGTGGCGCACGTCGTGGATGTTTGCGATGACGGCCTCGGGCTTGAAGCGAGCGCCGTCCGTCGCACTGACATGGGCGTTCTCGGCCTCGCCGTTGCAGCCTGGCCGCGTCACCTGCCAGAGCGTGCCGCCGGCGGCGCGCACGGTGTCGGCCTCGTTGTCGAACCGCACATCGGTGATGACAAAGCGACTTTCGCCGTCGCGCTGGTACGCGACCAGGCGCGAGAGCAGGGCGCGCGTCCAATAGCGCGGATGCTGCATGCGGCGGTACTCTGTGCCCCACCATTGAAGAATCTGCCGCGGCGCGCGCGGCATGTCGAGCCATTCGTCGCTGAGCGGCGTGCGGTGGTCCGGCGCCGCTGCGCTGAGCGAATAGACCACGGCCGCGAGGAAGTCCTGCGGGCACCGCGCATGCGCAGGGCCGGGGTGGGAATGCTCTTGAGGTGAGGCGATGCCAGTTCATCGGGCATGAGCCCGAATCCATTGGCGACCTCGCCGCGCAAGGCATCAGCGAAGGCCAGTTTGCGAAAGCGCGCATGCGCCACCAGCAGATCGGCCACCGTGTCTTTGCCCGAGCCGGCAAAGCCGGTCAAGCCGATGATGTGTTGCTTCATGCGCGCTGGCTTCACGGCTTGCCGATCAGGACGGTGTAGCCCAGCGGCGCGGCGCCTTCGGCGGTGTTCACGGTCGCACTGCGCACCTGCTCGACGTAGCCCGTGAAGGCATCTTCGATGGCGTTCTCGGGGCGCTCCAGCTCGTAATGAAACTTCACCGCACCGCTGTGCAGGCGGTACTTCAGACGCGCGGTGAGCTTGTAGCCGCCGCCGTTCTTGAAGAGGCGCAGGCCGAGCGTGAAGGTCTTTGGAATCGACAGCCCGCCCTCGGCGCCGGCCGAGGCGTTGACGGTTTCCACGTAGGTGAGCTGGGTCTGCCCGTCCTGCAGGCGCTTCGCGCTCGAAAAGTTAATGCCCGTCGCCGCGGCAATGGTGGTCGCGACCGTGAGCAGCTTCTCGGCGTCCTCGCCGTGCAGGTCGGCCATGTTGTCTTCGATGAACTCGGCGAACTCGGTCTGGCTGAAGACCTCGCCGTCCTTGTCGAGCCAGCGCTTCGCTTCCGGCGTGAGCACCGCAGCGAACACGGCGCGATGGTCGCGCCAGCCTGGGCCCGCCTTCGTGTCGTTGAACACTGCGGTAATGGTGCGAGCGTCGATGTCGGCGTACACGTAGCCCGACGACTGGGCCCGCTGGTCGGCAAGGTAGGTGAGCAGGCTTTCGAGGGAGCCCAGCGCGATGGTGCCGCGCAGGCGGTTCGGTGCGGGCTGCGCCTGCTCGATCTTGCTGGTGAGGTCGATGTGCTGGAACGAGGGCGGCGCGATGAGGTGCGTCGTGCCCGCGATCACCTTCGGCTCGAGGCCGGCGGCGGTGATGTCGCGAACGAGTTGGGCGGTAGGCGCGTTGAGGGCGTCCATGGATCAGGCTTCCTTGAAGGTTGAGGGAGGGGTGGCGGTGGAAACATCACGCAGCTGCAGCTCTTGCTGCCGCGGGTGATTGCGGGAGGTCTCGCCGTCTTCGGTGAGCCAGAAGAAATCGCTGGCCTGCTCGGGCTTGGGCAGCTCGAGCTTTCGGTCGGCGGTGATGGTCACTTTGTCGACCGATCCGCTGTTGGAGCGGGTGGCCGGGGCCACCTTCACCTTCAGCGTGAGCGAGCCGGCGCGGCCGGTGGTTTGCACCGTGCGCAGCAGCTCGGCGAAGTCGGCGCTCAACGCGGCATTGGTGGTGCCTTCGTTGAGCTCGACAATGAAAAGGGAAAACGCTTTCACGGGCGTGGCTCTCCTGTGGTTGATGAAAGGGCAGGGTGGGGAAGGGGCGTGCCTCAGGCGGGCTGCGCTGCGGGCGCGCGGGCGGGCAGCAGCTCGCAACTGCTGACGCTCGCGCTTGTCTCGGGCGAACCGCGCGGGCCCAGCAGGGAGCGCGGATTGATGAGCACCAGGCGCAGCGCGTCGCCGGCCTTGAGCGCGGGGTGCGCCTTGCGCCAGGCTTCTGCATTGGGGCCGAGCCAGCGCACGACATAGCCCTCGACGCGCCCGGGGCCTTGGTTGTCGATGAGTCGCATCTTCAGCACGAAGTCCTTGTTGTCATCGACGTGCTCGCTGACAGCCGGGCGCCCCGGATAGTCCTTGCCCACGAAGAAGACGCCGGTTGTGGTGGTGGTCACAGGCGCTGTCCTTTCTTCTGCTCAGCGATCACGCGCTGGAAGGTCTTTCGGATGTCGGTTTCGCAGGCGCGCTGGTACTTGAAGCGCGGGTCGAGCAGGCTGCTTACGGGGCCGGTGGGCGGGAGCGGCGCGGGGCGCCGGCGGCGGGGTTCAAGCGCGAGCTGAATCACGGCGTGCTCCATCCGTAGACCGCCATCGCAGCGACGATGACGGGCATGACGATGGGCACTGCGAGCATCGCGATGGTCTTGAGCAGGCCCGGTGCGGGCTGTACGGGTGACGTTCTCACGCTGGCACCCCCGCATCGGTGGCGGCGATGGCCACGGCCTTCGTCACGTCGATGGTCACCACGAGCGAACGGCCGAACTTGAGCTTCACCTGCTCTTCCTTGGTGCCCCAGTCCTTGCGTTCGATTTCGCGAAAGCCGAGGTCGATGAGGGCGGAAAAGAGCTTGTCGTCTCGCGAGCACATTGCGGTCTGAATGCGCACGGTCTTGCCGTGGTCGTATGTGCAGAGGTCGCGGTGCGCGAGTTGGATGCCACGCTCTGCGAGCGCGGGCAGGAACTGGTCGAGCGCCGCGAGCTTTGCGCGCAACGCCTTGATTTCGGCGAGGCGCCGGCCGTGCTCGTAGTCGGCCTTTGCGACGGCCAGCTCTTCGAGAGTCTTCGGCTCGCGGCCGTTGACCTTCAAGTGCTTCTGCCAATCGCTGATGAGGCGAAAGGGCGTGCTCATGCGGCACCGCCTTGCGCCTGATCGGCCGCCTTCGCGAAACCGCGCATCGAGCCGGCCGCACGGACGGCGGACAGGTTCAACGCATCGATTTCACCGTTGAGGGCGTGCGCTTGCGCTGCGAACTGCGCGCGCATGGGGTGAGCGGGCGCTTCTTCGACGTGGGCGCGCACCACGCCGTCTGCGATGCCGGGCAGCGAGACCTTGCCGGCCTTCAGCGCCTTGTCCGCCAGCGGCAGGCCCATGGGCTGCCACGCGGCGATGCCGACTGCGGGGCAGCGATAGAACGCCTGGCGGCGCGTGCTGACCTTGCGAATCCAGATGTCCACGCGCGCCGAGCCGGTCGGAACGAAGCCGGTGGCTGCGCCCGCGCTCGTGGCGTGGTGAGCTTTGACGCCGCGCATCGCTTAGCTCGCGTGCTCGAGGCGTTCGACGCGGGCAATCGGGTGCCCGGTCTTGGTGTGGGCGGCTTCGAGGGCCGCGCTACCGTCTTTGGCGTCGAGGTCGACGTGCGGGAGCAGGCCCGATTCGCTGGATGCCGGCTCGTAGAAGCAGCGGTAGCTGCGGGCGGCCGAGGCCGGGATCGTGTTCGCCTGTCGCTTCATATCAATCTCCGTGTTGCGAAGATTGAATACTAGGGCGACTAGTTATCTAAGTAAATAGGGCGACTAGTGATTGCGGGCACTTTTTTGTAACAGTGCCACTATTGAGTTTCGGAAGGGGCTGCTCAGCGGCAGCCGAGCTGGTCGCAGCGCTTGCGGGCGCTTTCGACTTGCGCGAGCAGTTCGCGCGCTCTGGTGTCGCATCGAGTTGCGGCAGCCTGTGCCTCGGCCGAAATGGATTGGTCGCGCACGGCCCCGGCGAGGTTGTTGTTGGATCGAACCTTGTCGCCCAGGATGTATTGCTGTTCGCGGTCACATGCGGCGCGATGGTTCGACACCGCGGCATTCGCATCGCGTAGCGCGTATTCGGCATCGCGCCGGAGTCGCTCTCGCTCTGCCGTTGCGAGTTTCTCCTGATCGCTCAAGGCGGTCGGGGAGGGGGCCGCTGTCGCGACAGGTGGCGCGTACTGCTCTTTGAGCTTCGTCTGTGCTTGTGCTCCAGCGCACGGCGTCTCTTGGAATGAAGTCTTGCCGTCCACCACGCACTTGTACATGCCCCACGCGGGAGCGCACAGGATCGCGCTCGAAGCCAGCAGCAGGGCTGGCGCATTCGTCAACAGTCGCATTTGATTCCCTCTCTCCTAGAGTTCGGCGCCCATCCAGAGCGCTCGCCCGATGATCTCAAAATCCACCTCTTCGCCATCAATGATGCGGTCGGGAAATTCCGACTTGTCATGGTTCGCGGACACGGCCTTGACGGCGCCGTTCTCGAGGCGATAGAGCTTCTTGATGAAGAGTTCGCGCTCGTAGCGGAATGCGTAGAACTTGCCATCGCGAATGCGTTCGCGAGCGTTTTCGGAGTTGGTTACCAGAAGCACTGCGCCATCGCGAATGTCGGTCTCGTTGCTTCGTCCAACGGCGTCAACGACTAGGGCAGTGCGCTCGGTCAGCCCCAGCTTTCGAAGAAAGTCCCGGCGGAAGGTAAGGGGGGCTTTGTTGCCCTCTTCATAGACCACCTGGCCGTGCCCTTGCGAAAAGGAAACGCCAACGCGTCGCACGCGCACGAACTCGTCTTCGTCCGGGACGTAGGCGACATTCTTCGCGGCTTCCTCTGCTAGGCGCGGACTGAACGCCGCGATGTCGACGCGCAATCCTTCGGCGAACCCGCGTGCAGCCTTGAGGCTGATCGGCATACCTTTGCCATTGAGGCACTGCCATACCGCGCCTTGGTTGCCGATGCCGTATTTCTGACCGAATGCCTCTTGGCTCATGCCGTGCTCTGCGGCAAGATAGAGCGCCTTCAGCTTCCTCGATTCTTCGAGGTTTTCGGCTGTAAGCGTTCCCTGCTTTGACTTCTTTGCTACGGTATTCATAGTCCTGCAATCATTAGCGCGGCTAGTAAGTCTTTCAACTAGGGCCCCTATTGCATTGATGAAATAGTGCCGCTAGTATTGGGTGGTGCGAAACATCAAATCCATCCGCGAGCGCCTCGGCGTGACGCAGCAGGTTCTGGCCGATGGAATCGGCTGTACGCAGGGAAACATCGGCCACTACGAGTGCGGCCAGACCATGCCGCCCAAGGTGGCGCGACGGCTCATCGAGTTCGCGAAGGGGCGCGGCTTCCGGATCACGTTCGATGACATCTACGGCGATGAGCCGTTGACCGAGCCTTGCCCCACGTCGTGCGGCGCCCGCGTGGAGGGGAGGGCGCGCATGCATGAGCACATTGGGCCCCTCATCAGCATCTCGCTGACGGGCGACGTGAGCATCCGGCTGCCCGGCCGGAGGGCTGCAATCCGGCTCTCGGCGGCGGAGGTGCCGCTTATCCGAGAAGTGCTAGCGCATCCCGATCTCCAGTCCAGTACTGGAAGTGCATCTTCTTCTCGTCCTTGCGCGTCCACTTGCGAGTGCGATACGCGTACATCGCCACCTTCGCGGCCTGCTCGTCGCTCAGGGGGAAGTACGACATGACGCCGATGTGGATGGCGCCGATCTTGAACACCTTCGGGTGCTTGATGTGTGGCAGAGATGACATGGCTCGCTCCTCGTGCCGTGATTCTGCGGCACTGGGCTTGCCGCAGGCCGGGGAGGGCGCGCATGCGTGACGGTCTTCTGAAGTCACGCGCCCTCATCACCCTCGTGGATTGGGTCGCGGTACTGGCGGAAATTGCGTTGCTCTTCGCATGGAAGGCGGCGGCAATGCAGGGCGCCGGCCGTGTGCTGGTGGCCTGGCTAGTCATTTCTGGTTTGGGCGGGTGCGCGTGCATCTTGGCTCCGACCGGTCGCTTGCCTCCGCCGGCGTTCGGTCATCTCCTGCTGGTGGTCTGCAGCGTGCTCTCTGGTGGCGCGCTGTTTTGGTTCGGACACAGCTTGCTCGGCGCTCTTGCGCTCATGGGCTTGTTCGGGACGTGCGTCTATCGCCACCGATGTGACGCCGCAGAGAGGGTGCCGCGCCTCAGATGACCCGGACCTCCCTCCACCTTCAGGCGCTCGCTGCGCAACGCGAGCGGCGCATTGCCACGTTCTCACGACCATCGCACGTCCGCCGGGCGCACCACGTCGACGGCGGGCGTCAGCACGCGTCGGCACAGCCCCTCGAGCGTCTTCGTCTGCCGCGGTGTGCGTGCGCCATGCGCCAGCGCGCTCGCCGAGCAGATGGCGATCCACGCCGAGACGGTTTCCCGGTTGATTTCGGGCTCCACCTCCAGCAACAGCACGAGCTGCTGCAGGAATTGCTCGATGGCATCGATTCGCTCGCTGGGCGTGGGGGCGAAGGCTTCCATGGCCGGCGGGTCTTTCTCTTCTCTTGAGGTTTGCATGAACGCAACTTTCTCAATTCCGGGCCATCTCGCCTATGGCGGCGACGAGCCCAATCCCTCCAGACCCGCCGGGCAGGACATCCTCGATGCGGTCTACAACACGGTGCACGGGTATCCGGGCGGCGTCACGGCGCTGGCCGCGCGCATGGGCATTCCCGTCAACACGCTGACGCACAAGGCCAATCCGAACACGACGACGCACCAGCCCAACCCGCGCGAGCTGATCGCGATGCAGGCATTCAGCGGCAATTTCGCGGTGCTCCATGCGATGGCCGAGGCCCTGGGCCACACCTGCACTCTGGCGACGCCAGACCAGTCTGGCGCCGATCCGGTCGAGGCGCTGATGCGGTTGCACTCAGCGTTCGCCGACTACGTGCGGGCCACGGCAGACGCGGTGCGCGAAGGCGAGGGCGCTGTCACGGGCAATCAGGTCCGCCGTGCGGACTACGCCGCGCAGGAGGTCATCGCGGCCGTGGGCCACGTCATGGCGCTCCTGCGCGGGCGCATGCGGAAGGCGCCGCAGACATGAGCCGTGGGGAAATGGATGTGCCGGCCGATATCGACTTGGCGAGCCTGCTCGCGCGGGTCGATGAGGTTGGCGATTGCCTGATCTGGAACTGCTATGCGCTCGATGGCCTGCATCCGCAGTGGCGCGTTGGCGGGCGGCTGTGGAACGTGCGGCGGTTGCTGTGGCTGCTCGTGCGTGGGCCGCTCGCGGCCGGCCTGCAGGTAGGTGTCGGCTGCGATGTCGACCTGTGCGTGCATCCCGACCACCTGGCGGCGCGCACGCGCTCGCAGGCATGCGCCGGCAAGCCGAAGACCGCCGCTCACCGGGTGCGCATCGCGCTTGCGAAGCGGGCCGATTCAACGCTGACAGCCGACATCGTGCAGGCGGTGCGCATGAGCGCGGAGCCGAGCGTTGTCCTCGATGAGCAGCTCGGGCTCTCGCGCGGCTATGCCTCGAAGCTGCGCACAGGAGCGGTTTGGCGGCAGCACGGGTGTGCGTTCGGCGGCCTGGGGGAGCGTGCAGCGTCATGAGCATCAAGGTGATGACGATGGTGTTCGACCGATACCCCGTGGGCGGTAGCGAGAGGCTTCTCGCGCTGGCTATTGCAGACCATGCGCACGACGACGGGACGCACATCTACCCGGCCATCGACACGCTGGCGAGCAAGACGATGCAGAGCCGCAGCACGGTGCAGCGGCAGATCGCCAAGATGCTCGCCATCGGGTGGCTCGAGCGCGTCGGGTCGAAGACGGGGCGCGGCTACGTCAATGAATACCGCATTTCGTCGGCGTGGATCAGGGGCGAGTTGTTGCCTTCGCAGGTCGCGCCGCCGCTTGTTACAGACGTGGAGCCCAGTTATCCACAAGCAGGTCAGATTGACACCCTTATTTCTGCGCAGAAGGGTGTCATCCAGAGCGAAAAGGGTGTCATCCACGACGTGAAGGGTGTCACAGCTATGACACCCGAATCTTCAGAACCGCCAAAGAACCGAACCCCCCTACCCCCCGAGGGGGGAGCGACGGGTTTCGATCAGGTCTTTGCGGAATACCCGAACCATGCCAACCGGGCGAAGGCAGAGCGGCGGTGGCGCCGGCTTGGGCCCGACGCGGCATTGCAGCAGGCCATGCTCGCGGCCATCGCCGTGCAGCGGCACTGCGTGAAGTGGACGAAGGACTCGGGCCAGTTCGTGCCCGAGTTCCATACCTGGCTGCGAAACGCGGGTTGGCGCGACGACGTGAGCGAGCGCGGCTCGGTCGTGCCCTGGGACACCAACCGCAGCACCATCGAAGCCAAGGCTGCCGAGCTGGGCATGGCCCCTTGGAACGAGAGGGACCTGAGCGTCAACCGTGAGAGCTTCCACGCCTACACCGAGCGCGTGCGCCGTCTGGTCGAGCAGGAGGCTGAATGCGCATCGACCTGAAGCTCGACGGCATCGAGTCCGTGCGCGGTGCACTCAACAAGCTCACGGGCAGTCAGGCGCGCGATGCGTTCGCCGCGGCCCTCAACGACACGGCCTTTCGCGTTCGCCGAGAGATGCAAAAGGAAATGCGGGCGGTCTTCGACAAGCCGACGCCGTACATCCTCAAGAGCGTGTATGTCCGGCAGGCCACGCGGCAGCGGCAGGATGTCGCCATCGAGCCCACCTACTTCGGTGGCAAGGGTGTCGACCCGCAGAAGATCCTTCAGGCGCAGGAGTTCGGCGGCAGGCGCGCGGACAAGCGCAGCGAGGTGGCGCTGCGCCGTGTGGGCATCCTGCCTGCTGGCTACCAGACGGTCATTCCTGCGAGCCCTTACCCGGGCAGCGATGACGGCCGGGGCAACCTGCGCGGCTCATTCCTTTCGCAGTTGCTGTCGTACTTCCGCGCGTTCGGCGAGCAGGGCTACCGGGCCAACATGACGGACAAGCGTCGTGCGCGCGTGCACCAAGGCTCGAAGAAGGTCGATGGCCGTCGCTACTTCGTGGCCTATGGGCGCTTGCGCAGTGGGCCCACGGCACACCTGCCTCCTGGCATATGGGCGGCAGCGGGCACGCATGGTGTTGATGTGCGCCCTGTGCTGTTGTTCGTGCAGGTGGGTGAGTACGTGCCGCTGCTCAGCATGGAGACGGTGGCCGAGCATGCCGATGTTGATGCGTACATGGCGCGTCGGCTGCGCTACCGCATCAGGCAGGCGGTGGGCGAATGACGAAGACCAAGGCAGGCATGCACCACCGCAGGGCGTCGAGGGGGCGATGCGAGAAAACAACATCGACCGGGGGAGGGCGCGGGTCCCTCCTGGAGGCCTGCCGTGCGGGTAATTCGAACCGCGTCCTCGGACTGTTCACCGACCTTCCTAAGGGGGTTAAGTGAAGGTAGTTGAGGCTATGGGTGTGGGCATCACGCAAGCGGAGTTCGCTGCGCTGGTCGGGGTGAGCGAGGCGAAGGCGAGCCAGTTGGTCGGCGAGGGCGTCATTGAGCGCGGGCAGACCGCGCACGCGTGGTTGCTCGCCTACTGCGAACGCCTGCGCGAGGTCGCCGCGGGCCGCGCATCGGTCGAGGCCGGCGGCCTTGACCTCGTGCAGGAGCGCGCCAGGCTGGCGCGCAGCCAGCGCGAGGCGCAGGACATCAAGAACGCCGTGGCGCGTGGCGAGTTCGCGCCCATCGGCCTGCTCGCCGACGTGCTCGGCATGGCATCGAGCGCGGTCGTGGATCGCTTCGAGCAGCTCGAGGGTGCGTTGCGCAAGGCCTGCCCCGAGTTGCCGGACGAAGCGAAGGCCACCGTGCAGCAGGTCATTGCGAACGCGCGCAACGAGTGGATTCGCGCGACTGAAAAGCTCGTGGTGCTCGAGCTGGACCGGTTGGCGTCCGACGACGACGGCAGCGCAGAGGATGCGCTCGGCGAAGAGGCGGGGCAGTAGTGGCCGAGTACGTTTCGCGTGAAACATTGCGCGCCGTGATCCACGCGGTGAGCCTCGGCCTTGCCAGCCTGCGCGCCGAGGTCTTTCAGACGCTCAGCGAGTGGGCCCGCGACAACTTCAAGCTGGCCGGCGAAAGCTCGCACCAGAAGGGTGGATGGATCGCGTGGTCCTTTCAGATCGGCATCCTCGACTTCATGAGCGATGACCGCATCGAGGAACTCGACGTGGAGAAGTCGAAGCGCGTCGGCTACACGAAGATGATCACCGCCTTCGTGGCCTACAACATCGCGCACCGCCGGCGCAAGCAGGCGCTGTGGCAGCCGACAGACGACGACCGCGACAGCTACGTCAAGAGCGAAATCGATCCCATCCTCGATGCGCGCGACGGCGTGCCCTCGGTACAGGCGGCGCGCCGCAAAGGTGGTGGCAGCGACGACACCATCAAGATGAAGAAGTTTCGCGACAGCGTTCTTCATCTGCTCGGAGGGAAGGCGAAGCGAGCCTATCGGCGCATCACTGTGGCGATTGCCATCCTCGATGAGTGGTCCGCCTTCGACCAGACCATCGAGAAATCGGGCGACCCGGGGGGCCTTGCGAAGGGCCGCCTCGAAGGCGCGCCCTATCCGAAGTTCGTTGGCGGCTCGACGCCTGGCTTCAAAGGGCTGTGCCATGTCGAGCGTGCCGTGCTCAACGCCGAGGGCTTCGTTCGTTTCTACATCGACTGCAAGCATTGCGGTCTCGAGCACCCGCTCGCGTGGGGCGGCAAAGGAAAGCTGCACGGCTTCAAGTGGGACCGCGGCAACCCCGCCAGCGTGCACCATGTCTGCCCGCATTGCCGCAAGTCCATTCGGCAAAGCGACTTCCTGCAGGGCGGCCTCCCCATGCAGGGCACCTGGGTGTGCGAGAAGACGGGCAAGAGGTTCGGGCCGGACCGGGTGTGGCGCGACAGCGCCGGCATGCCCACTCGCCCGCCGAAGACGCTGGGCGTGCACGTCTGGGCCGCGTACAGCCCGCAGCGCACCTGGGAAAGCATCGTCAAGGAATTCGAGGAAGCGCTCGACGCGCTCGCCCGCGGAGACTCGGGGCCAATGCAGCTCTTCGTCAACGAGACGCTCGGCGAGACATGGGAAGTCGTCGGCGAGCGCACCGATGAGCATGCGTTGCAATCGCGTGCCGAGGACTACCCACTGAAGACGGTGCCGGCGGGCGGCCTGATCCTGACGGCTGGGGTGGACGTGCAGCGCGACCGTTGGGAAATCGACGTATGGGCGTGGGGCCGCGGCTTGGAGTCCTGGCACGTCGACCACCACGTCATCCATGGCAATCCCGCGTCCGAAGATGACTGGGCACCGGTCGCGGCCTACCTGTCGAGCCGCTACGTGCAAGCTTGGCACGGCGGCTCGATGGGGTTGAGCGCAATTTCCATCGACTCGAGCGACCAAACGCAGGCGGTCTACAACTGGGTGCGCAAGACACAGCACCAGCTTCCGAGGCTGCGCGCCATCAAGGGGCGAGGCGAAGAGAACGTGCCCGTCCTGGGGCCCAGCAGTCCGCAGGAGGTGCGTTGGAACGGCACGAAGATTCCCAACGGCATCAAGCTGTGGAATGTTGGCATCGACTCGGCGAAGGACCTGTTGCTCGGGCAACTCGCCATCGAGAAGCCGGGGCCAGGCTTCGTGCATTTCAGCCAGGAGCTGCCGCAAGAGTGGTTCGAGCAGCTCACGGCCGAGCAGCGCATCCTCGTGAAGGTCAACGGGAAAGAGGCCTACCGCTGGGTCAAGCGCAGGCCGCGCAACGAGGTGCTCGACAACCGCAACTACGCGCTGCACGCCGCCTTCGGCCTCGGCCTCCACAACTACACCGACAAGCGCTGGAGCGACCTTGAGGCTTCTGTGCAGCCGGCGCGCGATCTGTTCTCGGCGCCGGTGCCCGCAATAGCCGCCCCTCCGACAACTCAACCGACGCCGTTCGCATCGGAGTCTGCCAAGGCGACCGCCTTTGCCGACGCAGATATTTTTTCCCCTATTGCCCTCAACTGAAAATGACAGAACCACTTGACCACGACGAGCCGCTGGCGATCATTGAAGAAGAGGCGCGCGCAATGGCGCAGTGCTTTGGTGTGGCTGCGCCAGACGAAGCAGCAGCCTCACTGATCGACCGAATTCTCCTGCGGCTTGGCGGTGCGCATATCTATGTTCCGAAGCGCCGCGCGCGATCACGTCGGCGTGATCGCGCAGAACTGCAGAGCCGATTCAACGGAAGCAATCTATTTGAGCTGGCAAAAGAGTTCGGTATGACGCCCAGGCACCTCCGCAGGATCCTGGCAGGGGAACGCGAGCGGTAGAAGCAGCTCTGCTGGATAAGCAAAGTTCAATCAAGTGCGGGCCCATCCGGGCCGACGTTAGTGATCGGGTCTCTTTCGTTTATGTGCCCACCGAAGAGGGCGTTAAATGCAGTTTCGGCATCGTGAAGAAAGTTCAGAATGCCTTCAAGAAGTTCTCGAAAGGTGGCGCAACGCCATCTCACATGTGGCGAAATCTTCACCAGTGTTTCGCGAATATAGCTGTCCAGACTCGTGGGGGCTGCCGTGAACTCGTTCGGCTCCCAGCCCGGAGTGATAGAGCGGAAATTGAACATTGAAAAAGCGTTCACTGGGAGGGCATAGATGGCCTGAAGACGCTCAAACTCCTCGAGGGCTTTTGGGTCTAGGTCGTTACACCGCTCGGTTCTGACGGGGCTGAACGGCTCGACGTACTCCATCACGCGATCCGCAGCATCTCCGACCCGAGGGCAGAAATAGCGCTCCCACCAAACTTTGAAATAGCGTTGTTGCAACTCGAGGTAGGTCAGTCCGGTGATGTTGGTATTCCGTGTGTACTGTTCTGCGCCTGATTGGAGGCCGTGCTTCGAGACGATGAAGCCGATGTTGCCTCCTGTCTCGTGCATGACCGTAGTGAATGCGTGAACCACCGTCTGCGGAATGCTTGCATTCCAGTTCTTGCACTCGACTACATACCGAATCTTGTCGACGCTGTGGACGTCAACAGCGAACACGTCGAGCTCGACCTTGCCGCGCGGGGTCTCCACTTCGACTTCTGCCTCGGCATCGAGTCCGATGTTGCGCAACAGGCGTTTGACTCCTGATTGCAGCTCTTTCCAATCGTCGGGGAGTGGGTGGTCGATCATTTTGGGGTGGACATGATTTTGTGACATTGTCCAGCGGAAATGTCCGCGATGAACTGTTGTCATCGCATGCATGGGCATTTACCGCCACCTCACGGTTTCAGAACTCCAAGCGATGCGCACGCGCCTGATGGCGTCGCTGCAGGACCGACTCGCTTCTCCCACATCCGCCGCGCACAACGGGCGCTCTGTTCAGTATCAACAGAACGTCGCTGAAATCCGCAAGGAAATCGCGGCGTTGAGCGAAGAGCTCGAAGCCCGGGGCGTCGGTGTTTCCGGTGGCGCGGTGCGCGGCCCGATCTACATCGTTTGAAGATGAGCCGCCGCAACCGCCGTCTCATGCACGCTGGCCCGCGCATCTCTGCGCCTGGCGCCAGCGGCCCCGCGGGCGCCGGGATGAACGCGCACGAAGCCGCGTCAACCAACGACCTGGCCCTGCATGGTTGGAACCCCATCGCCGGCAGCGCAGATGCGGATCTGCTGCCCGACCTCGACACGCTGACTGCACGCTCGCGCGACCTCGGCCGCAACAACGGCCTCATGGCCGGCGGCATGCAGACGATGCGCGACAACATCGTCGGATCGGTGCTGCGGCTCAGCGCGACGCCGGACTATCGCTTGCTCGGGTGGACGCGCGAGCAGAGCCGCGAATGGGGCAACCTCGTGGAGGCTAAGTTCCGCTCGTGGGCGGAGACCACCGAGTGCGACGCGGCGCGCACGCAGAACCTGCTCGGCCTCACGCTGCAAGCTCTCGGCGGCGCCATGCTCAACGGCGACGCGTTGGGCTTGCCGCTGTGGCTGCCCCGTCCTGGCACGCGCTGGAACACGCGCTTGATGATGGTCGAGGCAGACCGGCTCGCCACGCCCCTGGGCCTCGAGCATCGCGACGACATCCGCAAGGGCATCGAGTTCGACCGCTGGGGTGCGCCTGTGGCGTACCACATCCTCAAGCGCCATCCGGGCGATGTGTTCGCGTTCGGCTTCTATGGCATGACGCGAGAAGCGCAGCTCATGGAATGGGACCGCATTCCTGCTTTCACCGCGTGGGGCCGTCGCCGTGTCATCCACTTGCACGACAAGGAACGCACCGGCCAATCGCGCGGCAAGCCCGTTGTCACGGCCGTCATGCGCGAATTCCACATGGCCGGCAAGTACGCGGCGAACGAGCTGCAGGCCAGCCTCGCAAACTCGCTTGTTGCCGCGTTCCTCGAGTCGGACCTCGATCCGAACTCGGCCGCCGCTTTGTTCGGTGACAACCCGCGCGACCAGTGGAATGCATCGGTGGCGCAGACCCGCAACATCCGCCAGCTCAAGGGCGCGGCGGTCATTCCGCTGCCAGCCGGCGCGCGACTCTCCAGTTTCACGCCAGGCCGCCCGAATCAAGCCTTCGAGGCCTTCATGCTCGCCTCGCTGCGACACATCGCCGCCGGCATGAACCTGCCCTATGAGTTGCTGCTGAAGGACTTCAGCAAGTCGAACTACAGCAGCGCGCGTGCCGCCCTGCTCGAGGCCTGGCGTTACTTCCACGGCCGCCGCCGCTGGCTCACCGACTACTGGCTTCGGGCCATCTACGAACTGTGGTTCGAAGAAGCAGTGAACGCCGGCGAGATCGAAGCGCCCGGCTTCTACGAAAACCGCTACGCCTATCTGCGTGCGCGCTTCATTTTCGGCGGCCGTGGCTGGGTCGATCCAGTGAAGGAAGCACAAGCCGCCGGGCTGCGCATCGAAATGGGCATCTCCACGCTCGAGAAGGAATGCGCGGAGCAAGGCGACGACTACGAAGAAATCATGGATCAGCGCGCCATCGAGCTGCGCATGGCCGCTGACCGCGGCCTCAGCACCGCACAGCCCATCGCCGTGGCTCTGGCTTCGGCCGGTCAGGGTAAGTCCGACGACGAAGAGCAGCCTGGCGCATCCCAAGGGCAGAACGAGGAAACCGCCGCATGAAATATCCCCATCTCGCAGCGCGGATCTTCAACACGCCGCTGCTCATCCATCCGCAGAAGCTCGACGCCATCATTGCCGGCCTGAGCGACCGCCTGCTCGGCGCCACGCCGCTTATGGTTGCCTCGGCCGATGGCTTGCCCAAGCTGGCGCCCGAGCTGTTCTCGACGCGGCGCGGCGAGCAGAGCGACCGCGGCTATCGCGTGGTCGAAGGCGTCGCGGTGCTCAACGTCAACGGCGCGTTGCTGCATCGCAGCCGCCTCGATGTGGCTGAGAGCACTTTCCTCGTGGGCTACAACGACCTGGCCGCCGACCTCGAGGATGCGATGAGCCATCCCGACATTCACGCGGTCCTTCAGGTCTACGACAGCCCGGGCGGCGAGGCGCAGGGCGCATTCGAATATGCGCAGCGCGTGTTCGATTTGCGCGGTCGCAAGCCCATGCAGGCCATCGCTGACGGCATGGCGCTGTCCGCCGCCTATCTGGGCGCCAGCGCAGCCGACGAAGTGGCGGTGACCGCAACCGGATATGCCGGCTCCGTGGGTGTGGTCTCGCGGCACGTCGACTTCTCGCGCGCGCTCGATCAGGACGGCATCACCGTGACGCACATCTTCGCCGGTGCGCACAAGGTCGACGGCAACCCCTACGAGCCGCTGCCCGCCGACGTGCGCAGCGCCTGGCAAGCCGAGATTGACGGGCTCTACACGATGTTCGTGGATGCGGTCGCGCGCCACCGCGGCATGGAAGCGGCGGCCGTGCGCAAGACGCAGGCCGCCAGCTATTCCGGCGTCGCGGCCGTGGCCTCTGGCCTGGCCGACCGCATCGCCACCACAGACCAACTGATTTCCGAACTGGCCGCCCAACGCGGCCGGTCCTTCCCTGTCGGGCCGACCGCCCGATCCAACGCCAACGACAAAGGAGCATCTATGTCTGGCATTTCCCCCAACGAGGCGGGCGGTCATCAAGCCGCAGCAGCCCCCGCCGGTGCGCCGGCAGTTCCCTCCGCCTTCACGCAGGCCAATGTGGATGCGGCACGCGCCGAAGGCCGCCAGGAGGGCGCGCTGACCGAGCGCACTCGCGTGAGCGGCATCTTCGCGCACGAGGCCGCGGCCGGGCGCACGCAGTTGGCCATTCAGTGCGTCACCAGCGGACTGAGCGTCGAGCAAGCCGGCGCCGTTCTCGGTGCCGCACCGGTGGCGACCGCCGCGCCGGTGAATGCCTTCGCCACCGCCATGGCCGCGGTGGGCAATCCCGATGTCTCGGGCGTCGAGGCCGGCAGCGGCGCGCAGACCGACGAGGCCGCTCTCGCGAGCCAGATCGTCGCGAGCTTCCGCGGCTCGCGCTGATTCAACCATTCACAGGAGTTGCGAACATGAACTATCGCGCAAGTTTCTCGACGGAGGGCGTTTCTGCCTCCAAGGTGCTCGTGGCCGGCAACGCCCACCTGCTGGTGGGCCGCAAGGTCACGCTGCTGGCCGGCGCGGTCTACGCGGCCGGCACGGTGCTCGGCGTCATCACCGCTTCGAAGAAGCACACCGTCAGCGCCTCGGCCGCCACCGATGGCAGCGAAGAGCCGGACCTGATCCTGGCCGAAACGGTCGACGCCACCGCGGGCGACCGGGAAGCGCTCGGCTATGCACGCGGCGACTTCAACACGAGCGCGCTCGTGCTCGGCGCGGGCCACACCGTTGCCAGCATCACCGAAGCCCTGCGCACCAAGGGCATCACCTTGCTGGCCGACGTGGCCTGACGCCCAGCACTCAGCAATCCAACCTCTCAATCAGGAGCAACTTTCATGGACATTTTTTCCATCGGCGTCCTCGCGCGCGTGATCGCCGAGCTTCCGGCCCCTGCGCCGTTCATCCTCAATTCGTTCTTCACGGCTATGCAGACCGAGACGAGCGAGGAAATCCACTTCGATGTCGAGAACGGTCGCCGCCGCCTGGCGCCGTTCGTCGCGCCCATCGTGGCCGGCAAGGTCGTGCAGTCGAAGGGCTTCGTTACCAAGACCTTCAAGCCCGCCTACATCAAGGACAAGCGCGTCTTCGACAGTTCGCGTCCGTTCAAGCGCGCCATCGGTGAGCGCATCGGCGGCGAGCTGTCGCCGGCGCAGCGCCTGCAGGCATTGCTCGCCACCGATCTGCAGGATCAGCTCGAGATGCTCGCCCGCCGTCAGGAAGTCATGGCTGTGGAAGCGCTGCGCACCGGCAAGGTCACCGTCAAGGGCGAACAGTATCCGACCGTGGTCGTGGACTTCGGTCGCCATGTCGACCTGACCGTCGAACTCACCGCCGGCGACCGCTGGGGCGAAACCGGCGTCGACCCGCTCGAGGACGTGCAGAAGTGGTCGATGGGCGTCACGCAGCACTCGGGCGCGGCCGGCAACACGCTCATCATGGACGTGAAGTCCTGGCAACTCTTCAGCGCTGCGCCTTCGGTGCAGAAGCTGCTCGACCGCTTCCGCGGCGCCGACAAGCTCAACGCGACCGTGCTCGGCGAGGGCGGTCGCTACATGGGCAACATCGGCGACTTCGATATCTGGGTCTATGCCGGCTGGTACGAAGACCCGGACACCGGCGCGCTGACGCCGTACCTGCCCGACCACACGGTGCTCATCACGAGCCCGGACCTCGAAGGCACACGCGCCTATGGCGCGATCAAGGACGAAGAGTCCGGCTTTCAGGCCATGCCGTACTTCTCGAAGTCGTGGGTGGAGAAGGACCCGGCCGTGCGCCTGCTGCTGCTGCAATCGGCCCCGCTGCCGGTGCCGTACCGCGTCAACGCCTCGATGTCGGCCAAGGTTCGCTGAGGCCCCGAGCATGTCCGCGCGCGCGCCCTTCGCCGATATCGAAGCCATGGTGGATGCCGGGGTGCTCGGCCACCTGGCGAACGCCATCGCGACGGTGGCGGGCATCGACGTGCCGGTCATCTTCGATGTGCCGTCCGTGCAGTCCTTCGACGGGCAGATCGACGCCAGCGCACCCGAATGCAGCGGGGCTGCCGAACTGCTCGCGAATGTCGAGCGCGGAGACACCATCGTTCTGCGCGGGCGCAGCTACGAGGTGGTGACTGCGGAGTCCGATGGCGCCGGATTCATCCGCCTCGTGCTGGGGAGCCTCTGATGCTGGCGCTCGAGCCCGCCATCGTGGAGCGGCTGCGCGCGAGCCTGGCCGAAGCGTGGACCGTGAAGGGCATGTTCTCCGACGCCGGAAAACGGGAGCCCGATCTCTTCGCGTCCGTGATGTTTGGTGATGCGGATGTGCCGGCCAGCGAGGTTCCGGGCGTGCTGGTGCGGCCGTTGTGGCTTGTCACGCTCGTTGGCAGGCGCGCCGACGCCGAGGTCGTGCCGCAGCTCGACAGCGCCTTCGCACTCGTCATCGAAGCGCTTCACGGTTGGGGGCCTGGGCAGGTCACCGGCAGGCGCTGGGAGCGTCTGCAACTGGTGCGCGTGAAGCCGCCACCTTTTCTCGAGAACGGCCTTGTAGGCATCGAACTCGCTTTTTCTACTTCCGCCCGCTTCGACGGGCAACCCTGAAAGGACATCGCTATGCCTATCTCGCACACCAAGACGGAACTGTCGGCCCCTCGTGGCCGGCTTCGTCTGGACATCATGAACGCCCTCGAGGAACTCACGGGCGAAGAAGAAATGGGCAACTGCCCGGCCTTCGTGCTGACCATCGATTCGGAGAAGGCCGAAGAATTCTCGGCCGAGAGCGCGGCCAGTGAACTCATCGGCACGCTGACTGGCAAGGTCAAGCGAACCGCCAAGATCACCTGCAACAACATGAGCATGGCGACCTATCAGCGCTTCCTCGCTGCGACGAGTGAAGTGGTGGTGCAGGCTGCCGTGGCGGTCACTGCCGAACTGCGCACCGTCGTGCCCGGCAAGATCTATCAGCTCGGCCAGACGGCGGCGAACCCTATCGGGGTGCGCAATGTCACTGCCGTGACCGTCAAGTCCGAAGACGGCACCACGCCCTATGTGGCGGGAGAAGACTTCAACGTCGACCCCGAAACCGGCGCGGTGCAGATCATCGCCGGCGGCGGCATCGTGGCCGGCGTTGTGCAGTTCGGCTACACGCCCGTGGCTGGCTCGTACACGCGCCTGAAGACCGGCGGCAACACGTCCTTCCTCTCCGCCATCCGCGTGGTCGCGGACAACGCGGCGGGCAGCAACAAGGACTGGTACATGCCCCGCTGCAGCCTCACGCCGTCCGGCGACCTGCCCATCGTGTCGAACGAAGTCGAGTTCGTGAAGGTCGAGTTCGACGTTGACGTTCTCAAGTCCGCGAACGCGGAGGCGGTCTACGTCGGAGGCCGACCGGTCGCCTGATCGAACGCCCGTCCCCGCGCATCGTCGCGGGGGCGTGGTGACGCATGCGGCTTCGTGCAGAGGCTCCATGCGCCGCCATCGCCCCACTCATCTGACCTTCTCTCCCTGTGGCCATTAAGCCGATTCAGATTCTTATCAATGCCAAGGACAACGCGTCCTCGGTGTTCGACAAGCTGCAGCAACGCGTGATCGCTTTCGCGGTGCTGGTGGCCGGCTACTTCGGCATTCAGGCCTTTGCGGGGTGGATCAAGGGCGGTGCCGACCTCGAACAGGCGCTCAGCCGCGTGCAGTCGGCCACCGGTGCCACCGCGGCGGAAATGCGGCTGCTGCGCAAGGCGGCGGTCGACGCTGCGGCCGATACCCGTTTTAACTTCACCCAGTTGGAGGCGGCGGGCGCGCTCGAGAACCTGGCGAAAGCGGGTCTGAGCGTCAAGGACGCCATTGCCACTCTGCCTGCTGCAATGCAGCTCGCCCGGGCCGGCGACATCGAGCTTGCAGGGTCTGCGGAGTACCTGACCAAGATCGTCAACGGTCTGGGTCTGTCGTTCACGGAGTCGGGGCGGGTGGCCGATGTGCTCGCAAAGGGCGCCAACGCGACGAACACCAGCGTGACCGGCCTGGCGCAGGCGCTCAGCTACGCGGCGCCCCTCGCGAACACGCTTGGCCTCGGCCTCGAGTTCACCGTTGCGATCATCGGCAAATTCGCTGACGCCGGCATCGACGCCAGCCGCGCGGGTACTGCTCTCAACAGCATCCTCGCGCAGTTCTCCGACCCGGCCAGCAAGTTCCGCACGGAACTGGCCGCGGCGGGGATCACGTCGACCAATTTCGAGAAAGCGCTGCACGAGCTTGCCGCGGCCGGGCCGGCAGGCCAGCGTGCAATCGCTGCGGTGGGGCAGGAGGCCGGCCCGGCATTGCGTGCCCTGCTGAATCAGGGTGTCGGCAAGCTCGATGAGTTGAAGAAGTCGCTGCAGGATGCCGGCGGCAGCGCCGCGGCCACGGCGGCCATCATGCAGGCCAACCTCAACGGCGCGCTCGCGAGCCTGCGCACCGCGTGGGATTCAGCCACCAACGCGCTGACCACGCCGGTTCTGCCGGTGCTGAAAGAAGGCGTCGAGCAGCTCGCGGGGGCTCTGCGCGGGGCCGTTGCAGACGGCACTATCGGGCGCTTCGGTTCGGCCATCGCATCCGCGTTCCAGAGTGGTATGAAGTGGGTGCGCGAGTTTCTCGGCGCCGTTGACTTCGCCGCCGTCACAGCGCGTGCTCAGGCCTTCGCCGAGCGCATCGGCGCGTTGCTCGACAGCTTCGGGCAGAAGGCGCAGACCACGAGCAACATCGTCCAGACGGTCTGGGGTGTCATGGCCGGTGGAGCGAATGTCGTCCTTGCAGCGATGTTCAAGATCGCCGAGGGCATGGCGAACGTGGTCAGCGCTGTGCAGTCTGGGCTCGCGACCATCCTCTCCGGCCTGGCAAAGATCACCTTCGGTGATCTTTCGGCCGCGTTCAAGGCCGCCGCCGAAGAGGTGCGGCTCTCGGCCGAGGCCACCGGGGCCGTGGCCGATGCGTTCGGCGCGAAGGCCGGCGAAGCCTTCGACCGCGCCGCAGAGGGTGCCGAACAGGCGCGTGCTGGCTGGGCGGGCCTGACCGGCAGCGCCGAGGCCACCACTGCGGCCGCCGCCAGCAGCGCTGCAGCGTTCACGAGCATGGCCGCGGAGATGAAGGCGGCGGGCGACAGCGCGCAGGACGCCGGGCAGAGGGCCGCCGGCGCTGCCGAACTGCAGCGGGTGAGGGCAGAGGAAGCCCGCGCGACGGTTGAGCGCCTGCGGCTGGAATACGCGCAGGCCATCGCGACCGGCAACCTTGAGCTCGCCGCCCAGAAGCTTGATGAGCTGAAGAAGGCGAATCTTGCCGCGGCCAGTTCGGCCAAAGAGAACAGCAAAGCTCAAGAGCAGGCCGCCCTTGAGATTGCCGCGGCGTTCTCCCGCGCTGGCATCGAGACGAAGGCCTCGCTCGAGGTTGCAGCCCAGACCGCGCTTCGCGACTACGAAATCATCCGCGACAGCGGTCAGGCTACCGCCATCGGCCTCGGCGAGGCTTGGAAGAGGGCGGCAGAGGCCGCCATCGCCGCCGGCAATGGCGTTGCTCCTGGCTGGGTGCAGGCGCAGGCCGCAATGCGTGGGTTCGAGGTCGTGCTCGACAGTGCGGGGCGCTCGACGGTCAAGCTGCGCGAGGCGCAGAACGACGCAATGCAGTCGGCCCACGGCCTGGCCGGCGCGCTGCGCGAGGTCACGAATGCGCGAGAGCGCGACATCGAGGCGCGCGAGAAGGCGAACGCCTTGAAGGAGCGCGAGACGGCGCTGGAGAACAAGCGCCTCGGTCGCAATGCGGCCGGCTTCTCGACCGACAAGGAAGGAAAGACCATCAACGCCGGCAGCGACCTCGGCACTCTGACGGGTATCGCTGCGTTCCTGAAAGCCGCCGGCATCAGCGACGAGAAGAGGGCGCGCGCTATCGCGATGGAGTTCGCCGACGCCAAGGGCGACATCCCTTTCTTCAACAACCCGGGCCAGAAGAAGTACGCGAACGGCGGCACGCTGAGTCAAGCGCTGATGAAAGCGGCCGAGAAGGAGACGTTCTTTGGCACAGGGAACACGCCCACGGCGATCCCGCAGCCCGAATCGAACCGCACCGTGAACCTGCACCTCAACCTCAATGGCCGCGACTACGGGACGGTCCAAACCAATGCCGCTGGTGCGGACGCCATCGAGGGCCTGCTCGCGCAGCTCGGCGCCGCGGCCGGCACGTCCTCCAACCGTCAGAGCCGATAGACATGGCCACTTCGAAATTTCACACGCTCGCCGGCCTGCAGATCCCGCGCGGCATGGTTTGGTCCGATGAGTTCGGATGGAGCCGCGTCGAGAAGAGCCTCGAGTACTCGCTCACGGGCGCTGCCTTGATCGATGCCGGCGTGCGCCTGGCGGGTCGTCCCATCACCCTGCAGGGTGAGGTCGATGCCGGATGGATCAAGCGCGGCGTGCTCACTGCTTTGCACGCCCTGGCCGAGGCCGACGCCATCAGCGTGCATGCGCTCGTGCTGGCAGATGGCCGCACCTTCACCGTGCAGTTTGCGCCCGGCCTGGCCGTCGAGGGCAAGCCGCTCGCGCGCCCTGAGCTGCCCGTCGCCGACTACCCCTACGTCGCCACTCTGCGACTCATCACCGTATGACCATTCTCGAATCCGATATCAAGCTCGTGGCGACGCAAGTCATGGACGACGTGCCCGAGGGCGGCGGCGCGCCGACTTCCATCGTCATCCCGGACGGCAAGAGCAACGCCATCATGAAGGACATCAGCGAGGTGGACCGTGCGCAGGGCGACGTGTCCATCATGAAGGTGGCCGCCACAGTGCAGACGCTCAACACCGACACAGCCCTCGGCGGAACGGTCGGCATTGCCCGGCCGCCGCTCGATCCCAATGTGTCGGTGGCCCTGTTCGTCACGAACGACTTCTTCGACCGCCGCGCTGCGATCCAGGCCCGCATGGAGGCCTACACCACGCCCGGCGAGGAGTTCACCGGCTACCTGCTCGCGAACCACGTCCAAGGTCAAAAGTCGCTGGTGATCTTCCAGCGGCCAGGCGCCACGCCGCCGACCGTCAACAGCACGCTGCAGATCAGCGGCGGCGGCAACACCGATGCGGTGCGCCTTGTCTCGGTGAAGGTGGAAAGCCGCACCTACAGCTACTCCACGAGCGGGTCGTTCGTGGACTACCAGGCGCAAGTCTGCGTCTGCGAGCTGCAGAACGGCCTCAAGCACGACTTCGCCGGCACCCCGGCAAACCGCCTCTTCGAGCGCACGCAGACCTCGGCGGCAATCAACCGCATGCTCGTGGCAGACGCTGCGCGCTTCTACGGCGTGTCGCGGCTGGTGGTGAATGCCGCCACCGGTGACCTGTCGGTGAAGGTCGACCGCATCGACACCCAGATCGCGCCGACCTCGACCACCGAGATCTCGATCACCGACACCTCGGCGGCCGGCTCTTCCATCGCGCTCGTGCGTTCGGGTGCTGGCGTCGTCACGCTGACCACCGCCGCGCTCATGGGGCCGAACGCCACCTTCACGCTGGGCAATCCCTTCTACGCTGGCACCCTGTCGATTGCGACCAGTGCCGGCACGATCACCGACGACGGTGGCCGGCTCAAGCTCGGCGCGCTCACCATCGGCACAGCCTCCTATGTCGGCGGCACGCTGACCTTCGCGAGCGATGCGCCGCAGATCACCGGCACGAAGGCCATCACCTTCGGCCCGGCCGCCGCGCCGATTGAGCTTGCCGATTCGGCATCCATCGCGGTATCTGCCGAAAACCGCCGCGTCAACTACCCGCTGACCATCCTTCCCCCGCCCGCACCTGGCACGCTGCGTGTGGCCTACCGCGCCGGCGCAAACTGGTACGAGCTGGCGGACGACGGCGCTGGCCGGCTGCGCGGCGCTGATTCGAGCATCGGCTCGGGCGCGGTGGACTACACGACCGGCACCGTCGCACCCACGCTCGGCGTCCTGCCCGACGTGGGCAGCGAGGTGCTGTACTTCTGGGGCGGCAAGGTCAACTACCGCGACCGCAGCGGCACGTTGCCCTCTGCGGTGTTGGTCCGTCTCGCGCTGGACAGCCAGGCAGCGCAGGCCGGCACCATCACGGTCGATTGGAACGACGGCGCGGCCAAGCAGGCGAGCGACAACGGCAGCGGCTTGCTTACCGGCGACGGCACCGGTCCGGTCAACTACGCCGCCAGCACCATCGATCTGCGACCGAACACGCTGCCGGCATCGTCGGTGGCCTTTACCGTGGGCTACAGCCACGGCACGCCGGAAACCAAGGCGTTCCCCGCGCCCGCTCGGGATGTCGATGGCGGTATCACGCTGAACCTCGGCAAGACCAACATCGCACCGCGCTCGGTGGCGCTGAGCTGGAACCTCGTGCTGATGTCCACGGGCGGCGTGCCGGCGGACATGTGGGCGCCGCAAAACTTCGCGTCTACGAAGACCATCACCGACAACGGCAGCGGCAAGTTGGTGGACGGCCTGGGCGTCGAGTTCGGCACCATCACCTATGCGACCGGCGTAGCCAAGCTCTACCCCGAGGCCGTCGTGACGGTGCCGGTGCCGCAGTGGGCAGTGAATCAGCTCGGCGTGCTGGGCACGGTGCTCTCGCCGAACCTGCCTGGCGCCTTCCGCAACACGCTCACGGGCTACACCTATGTGCCGCTGAATGCCACGCTGCCGGCGGATGCATCGGCGCTCGTGACGGCCGATTTCCGGGTGGCCGGCGCCGGCACCGCGAAGAGCCAGGTCTTCAATCAGCCCAAGCTGTCCATCCAGCTCCTGCCGAATGCGAGCGAGGCCGGCGTGCCGGGCAGCGTGAATTTCACGGTGGGCGGGAAGACCTACTTCGACCGGGCGGGTTCGCTGTACACCGATCTCGACCCGGCCACCGGCGCGGCCACGCAGGCCGGCTCCTACGACTACGCCACCAACACGGCGAGCCTCGATGCATGGCCGGCCTCGGCGTCGAGCACGGTCACCGTCAACAGCCTTTTGACGTCGCTCAACGGCCAGCCCGTGGAGTACGTGGTGTTTCGCACGCCTGTGGCGCCGGTTGCCCCGGGCACGTTGCAGCTCCTGGCGACGAAGCTCAACGGGGGCACGATCAACGTGACGGCCGACCTCACGGGCCTCATCAGCGGCGCCAACGTGCGCGGCACCATCGAGGTCTCGACGGGCGTGGTGAAGGTGCGGTTCGGCGACTGGGTAACCGCGGCAGGCAATGAGTCCGAGCCGTGGTACGACCCGGAGGCGGTCGGCAGCGACGGGAAAATCTGGAAGCCGGTCCCTGTGTTCGCCAGCACGATCCGCTACAACGCCGTTGCGGTCACTTCGCTGCCCGTGGATGCCACGCTGCTCGGCCTCGACCCGGTGCGCTTTCCGGCAGATTGCCGCGTACCGCACTTCTGGAAGGGCGGCCTCGTGGTCATCGGTAACACCAGGCGCTTGCCGGCGGCTGTGGTGTCGAACGGCCAGACGCTCGACGCGGGCCGCGAACGCCTCTCGCGCACGCGCCTGCTCGGTTCCGATGGCCTGGCCATCGAGACGGGCTACACGCGCAACCTGGACGCCGGCACGCTCACGGTCACCGACGCCTCGGCGTTCGCGCAGCCTGTCGTCTACGAGCACACCATCGAGGACATGCTGACCGTCACTGACGTGTCGATCGATGGCCGGCTGTCATTCGCGAGCCGTCTGTCGCATGACTACGCGGCGGGCGAAACTTTCGTGAGCAGTGTGATCCGCATGGGCGATGTGAAGGCCCGTGTGTCGCTGCTGTTCGACCAGCAGAGCTGGACGGGGCAGTGGTCGGACAGCCTGCAGGGCAATCCGGCCGACCCGACGTTCAACGACATCGATTACCCGATCACCGTGACGAACAAGGGGGCGGTCACCGAGCGCTGGCGCATCCAGATCAACAACGGCGGCACGACCTACAACCTGATCGGCGAACACGTCGGCCAGATCGTGACGGGGCAGAGCCTTTCGGCCGACTGCGAGCCCATCGGTCCCTCGGGCGTGCCCTACATGCGCATTCCGGCCGCGGGCTTCGGCTCGGGCGGCTGGCCGCCCGGCTCTGTCATCCGCTTCAACACCGTGGGGGCCACGTTTCCCTTCGTCGTCATCCGCACCGTGCAGATGGGCGCTGTGACCGTGCTCGATGACTCCTTCGAGCTGCTGGTGCGCATCGGCGTGGACCGTCCCTGATTCAAGAGAAAGAAGACCACATGGCATCCCCTGTAGACACCAGCGTTAAGTACGCCCTGAGCACGATGGCGAACGCCCCGACGAATAACGGCGCTAGCGGCTCTTTCATTGCGTTGCTCGAAGCGTTTCTCGTCACCGGCTGGGACACCAAGACGCTGACCTCGCTCGTGGTGGCCGGCGGCGTCGCGACCGCCACATGGACGGGCTCGCATTCCGCGCTCGAGCTTGCGGTCATCCTCGTTCAGGGTGTCACCGATAAGACCGCGCTCAACGGCGAGCAGAAGGTGACCGGCAAGCAGCCGAACACCCTGACCTTTGCCTGCCCCGGTGTGCCCGATGGCGCAGCCGCCGGCACGATCACGATCAAGATGGCGCCGGCAGGCTGGACGAAGCCCTTCTCGGCCGCGGGCAGGGCGGTGTTCAAGAGCGCGGCCGTGGATGCCTACGGTGGGGGCATGTGCATCCGCGTCGATGACACGGGGACCACGTCCGCGCGGGTGGTGGCCTATGAGTCGATGAGCGACGTGGACACCGGCTTCGGACCTTTCCCCACGCCGGCCCAGATGCCCGGCGGCGGCTACTGGACCAAGTCCACGGTGGCAAGCGCGACACCCGCGGCATATGCGATGTTTGCAGATGCCCGCTTCTTCTTTTGGCACGCGATTCCCGCGTTTGCCGCGAATGCGACCTATCTGGGTGGCGTGACGCGAGGTTTCGGCGATCTGTTGGCTCGTCGTCCAGCCGGTGACCCATTCGCCGTCGATCTGAACTATTCGTCCGCGGCGGCCGTCACCTCGCAGTACGAAGGGAGCTTCGACAACCAGCGGAACGTGGCGCAGCATGCGACACCTCGCGACTTCACTGGTCTCGGCAGTGCAGTGCTGAACATCGTGAACCCCTACGTCGGCGGCACAACGAATTCGGGTTCGGATGTCACGTTGGGAGAGTTTCCGAGCCGCTACAGCGGCGAGCTGTTCATGTCGCGGGAATTCATCGCGCCAAGCACCGGACAGCCTCCGCGTGCCGATGTCCCTGGCATCCGAACGATCCCGCAGACAAAGGTCGCAGACAGTCTGAAATTCGGCGACCGAGTGCCCGGCACGGGCGACCTCGCTGGACGAACTCTGTTGGCGGTCAATTCCGTAATCACGGGCTTCTCGGGCACTGTGGTGTCTGGCAGCGCCGGTGCCACGCTGTTCGACATCACGGGCCCGTGGCGCTAAGCGATGGCAGCACATCGCTACTGGCGAGCCCGAGACTTGGCGCCCTATGACGGAGGCGGCACGGTCGAGCTCAGCGAGTTCTGGCTGCGCGCCGGCGGGTCTCGTGTTGACGCGGCAGCAACGTTGACCAGCACCATCGCTCCGCTGGCTGGTTCTCTCGCCGACCTCAAGGATGACGACACAGCAACAGCCGTATCGATCAACCGCAAGACCGTGCTGCAGTGGGATTTCGGTGGCTCACCGCAAGACGTGACGGACATCCGGCTCGGCGCGGCCGGCGACGAAAAGAAATTCCTGCTGGCGGTTCGCATCGAATGGTCCGACGACGGCGCTGCCTGGGCGCCTGCTCATGCGTTCGCCGGCATCCTGTTTCCGGGCGCGCGAACGATGACACAGTCGGCGCGCATGACGCCCCGGCTTGCCGCTGCAGGAGCGACGGTGCTCCAAGATAACAGTCTGTCAGCGATGACTCTGCCGCTGCCGGCTCTTTCCGGTGAATACCCAACGACCTTGGTTGCAGCAGTCATGTTCCGTGCAACCCCCGGTGCGCCTCCCGCAGGTTGGACGCGAGTCTCTACGGCGGGCCCCGCCTTGCTAACTGCAGACTCACTCACTCAGTGGTCCGAGGTCTACATTCGCTCTGTCGCAGCGCCTTCGGATGCTGTGGCTCCAACGTTCACGCAGGCAGCCAATGGCCGGATGAGTGGTGTGATCATGGAAGTCGCATGTTCGTTTGCGACGGCCGCGGTCGAATCGGAGCAGACCGCAGTGGTTTCGAACACCACGACCGTCACGGTGGCCTTGCCTTCCCTGACTGCAGCCGGCGATGGGTTGGCTGTCGGTGTCGCATCTGCGATCTTGTCGCTTGCCTCGGGTGCTCAAGCAGTCTCGGTCACCGTTCCGTGGGTTCTTCGATCCACCACCCCGGTCGCCGCTTTGCGGCTAGGCGTAGCGACACAGACGCTTAGCAGTGGCGGGAACACGGCGGGGACGATGACGTGGGAGTCCTTGACGCCGTCAGGCAATGGGACCACCGCAAACGCGCTGATCCTCGTGGGGCCGGAACAGATCAGGCGTTCCCCCTTCGTCTCGGCGGTTCTTGGGGGAGCGACTGCGAACTCGCTTGGCGCGACACCTTCACCGATGAGAGCGGTGCAGGAGGGGGTCGTGCGTGCCCGGCCCAACTACCTCTTCGACCCGAAGAGTCGCGGCCGGGTGCGCGGCGTCGTCCTGATGCACGTCGGCGGAGTCAACAAGCCGGTGTTTCGGCGCGTGATGCTGATCCGAGAGCGCGACATGCTGGTGGTGGGGATGCAATGGAGCGATCCGCTCACGGGTGCCTACGACTTCCAGTACGTCGAGGACAACGAGGCCTACACCGTGCTGTCGCATGACTACACGCACGACAAGCGCGCCGTGATTGCTGACGGCATCACCCTCGCGAACGGCAAGCTGGAGCTGATGCCATGAACGTGCTCGCAATCAACGCGATGCTGGGTGGCCCTGGCTTGGTGGCCTTTCTCGGCGAGGGCGCCCGATTCCTCGCGTGCGACGGCCTGAAGCCTGCAGATGGCGGCGCACTCACGACGGTGCTCGCCGCGGCTGAACTGGCGGTGCCAGCGGGCGGGGTGGCCGATGGCTTGCTGGCGCTGGTGCAGAAGAGTGCAGAGGGCGACATGGCGCTCGTGACTGGCATTGCGACGTGGGGCCGCATCGTGTTGGCGGATGGAACGTGGGTCATCGACTACACCGTGAGCGGTCCATCTGGCGCCGGGCAAATCAAGATCACCATCGAGAACCCTCCGGAGGGCGACCCCGAGGGCAAGCTCTATGCGGGCGGGCTCTTCTTCCTGGGCGAGGTGGTCATCGGTGGCGAATGACCTGATCTTCAGCCAGCCGCCTGCGGCCGGTCCGCCCAACATCCTCATCTTCGGAGAGCCGGAGACGCCATCGAGCGCGGCGCGCTTCAACGGGCGCATTCCGCTGCCGGCATTCCGGGTGTCTGGCACAGCGCTGGCGAAGAGGCCGCCGCGGGCGACTGCGGGCGGCGCGGTGCCGTTGCCGGCTTTCATGGTGCGTGGAGCGGTGCGCTACGACAGTGCGACGCAGCGCCCGCTCGTGGGCAAGGTCGCGTCTGCCTGGCAAGTCGCAGTGCCGGTGAGCGTGGCGACGATGGCCCGGCATCAAAGCGCCGCGCTCGGCAGCGCCGGCCGGGTTTCGCGGTGGCAGCGCGCCGAGGGCCGGGCGGGCGTCACGGCGCCTGTGTGGCAGGAGGCAGGCCGGGCGCGCTATGCGGCGGGGGTGCTGCACCGGGCGGCCGACTCGGTGTCGAGGTCCACGTCGTTGCGCTGGCAGGAGGCGGGCCGTGCCCGCAACGCTGTGCGCGCGCAGTGGCAGGCGGCCCAGCAGCTCGCGCCGGCCGTGCTGGCTGTGCCGTACCAGGAGGCCAATCGCCTGCGCCGCGCCGTGCATTCCGGTTGGCAGGAGGCCGGAAACCTTGTGCATCTGCATGGCGAAGGCTTTGCCGCAGCGCAGCTCATCGAGCGCGGGTGGCTCGCTCGCTGGCAGGCGGCCATGGCGCCGCTGCCGGGGCGTTCGGTCATCACGCCGCCCGAGGTCGATCCCTGCTATCTGCCCGACACCACGCTCGTGTTTCGCGAAAAGCAGAAGTACGGCACGACGTTGATTTTTGTCTGCGAGCGGCACTCGCTGCCGCCTGGCACCGGGCAGACCGTTGTGGTGCCCGTCTTGGAGGTCTATTCCGTGGAAAACAGTATCGCGCTCACGCGCGTGGGTGGTGGCGACATCATCGAGGCTCGGGGTTCGCGATGTCGCTCGATGCGGACTCGTGGACCTGGAGGTGGAGCGCAACCCTTCCGGGCTCGGCGCTGCCTCTCGTGCAAGAGGATGGCAATGGCGACCCGGCAGAGCTGCTGGCGATGGTCAACGGCGTGCCCTATCGGCTCGTGGCCGATGCGCCGGCGCGAGATCGCCGCTTTGCGCGTGCTGACGTGCGCGTGCAGGGGAAGGGGCGCGCCGCGCTTCTCGATCAGCCCTTTGTGTCGGATCAGAACTTTGCGTCTGCATCGGGGCGTTCGGCCGCGCAGCTCATGGCGCTTGCCATGACGATCAACGGCGTTAACAACGGCTGGGCCATCGACTACCGCATCGGCGATTGGTTCGTGCCGGGCGGGACGTGGGCCTTTCAGGGCACGCCGATTGCGGCGGTGCTCGACATCGCGACGGCCGCCGGTGCCATCGTGCAGCCGCACAACACCGAGCCGACGCTGCGCATCCTGCCGCGCTACCCGGCCGCGCCGTGGATGTGGCACACGCTCACACCGGACTACGTGCTGCCTGCCGATGTCGTCTCGGTGGAGGGCATCGAGTGGGTCCGGCGGCCGGCCTACAACCGCGCCTTCATCTACGGTGCCACGGGCGCCGGCGTGCGCGGCGAAATCACGCGCAGCGGCACCGCCGGCGACTACGCCGCACCCATGGTCACCCATCCGCTGATAACCCATGCCGATGTCGCCATGCAGCGCGGCCTGGCCGAGCTGAGCAACACGGGCCGGCAAGCGCATGTGAGCCTGCGCATGCCCGTGTTGCAGGAAACGGGCTTGATCCTGCCGGGCTCGTTGGTGCGCTACGACGGCGGCGACGCGATGCGCCTCGGCCTCGTGCGCGGCATTGCGCTCGATGAGGCGTGGCCGACCTTGCGCCAGACGCTCACCGTCGAAACGCATGTGGAGGTCTGAGCATGAGCCGCAATCCGTATAGCGTTTTTCTTGATCTTCTGCCGGCCAAGCCGCTGCAAATCGCAACTGTGACGGCCATTGATGGCGACATCGCGCGGCTGGTGCTGCCTGGCGGCGGCGTGCTCACGGCGCGCGGCGTGGGCGCGCGCGCGATTGGCGCCGAGGTGTTTGTTCGCGACGGCGTGATCGAGGGCGACGCGCCCGCCGATATGCCGGTCGTGCAATTCGAAATTTGAGAGAGACGAGGCACCTCATGGACATGGGCGACATCGCCGGCAATCCGATCGCACAGCTTGCGTTCCTCATTCTTTCGGCCGCCGGCGGCTATCAGGTGTGGCGCAAGCAGCAGCCAACCGATGCGAAGGAGCGGGCCGACAGCGAAGGGCAGATTGCCGCGCTCGGCACGTGGAAGGAGCTGCTCGAAGGCGAACGCGCGGCGCGCGTGAAAGCTGAAGAGCGGGCCGACAAGTTCGCGGCCGAACGAAACGAAGCGTTGAAAGAGCTGTGGGAGATGAGGGGGCAGCTCAAGGCAATGAACGAAACCCTCGCCGCGCAAACGACCGAACTCGCCTCGCTGCGCGATCAGGTTCGTCAATTGAAGGAGCAGATCCATGCACAGTGATTCAGACAGCGCGCCGCTCGAGGACCTGCCGCGGGTCCGGCCGCCGCGCCAGTGGCGCCGGCTCTTCGAGACGCTATGCGTCATCGGAAGTCTCTTCCTTGGTGGCTTCGGTTCGGGCTACTTCTGGTCGACGCGCAACGCCGATGCGCAGCTACTGCGCCAGCGCAGCGACCACCTGGCAGAAATCGAGCGTCTGCAGCGGGCCTACGGGCAACGCATCGACCGCGCTGCTGGTGCCGTCGCTGATGCGGCCGTGGCTACGACCAATGCGGCAATGGCGACGACCAACGCAGCGGAAGCCGTGGGCGAGGCCGCGGATCAGGTCGGCACCGCGGCGAAAACGGCCACCTCGGCGGCGATCACCGCCAAGGCCGCAGCGAAGGCCACGGCCGCTGCGCCTGTGCCGTCGTCAGCCGGGGCGGTCAACAGCACGATCAAGCGCGCGAACGAGAGATTGCAAGGGGGGCGCCCGTGAAGGCCGGCGCCATCGTTTGGATTGCGCTGGTGCTGGTGGCTTGCGCATCGCCGCCGACGCCAGTCGTTCGCGATTGCCCGGCTCTCCCGGTGCTCCCGGCCAGCCCGACCGCAGCGCAGCGCGGCCAGCACACCGAGGCCCTCGTCGCGCTCTATCTGCGCTGCGCGGGCGTGACGCCATGAATCGACTTTTCAACGAACTTATGCCGGAGCTCTCTTGCCCATGATCAACATCGAAACTCTCATTGACTGCACCGGTGCCGCACGCGCGAATGCTGAGCGCTACGCCTGGCACCTCAACGACGGCATCGAGCGATTCGGCATCGGCTCGGCGAGCGCGGTCGCCTGTTTGCTCGGGCAGGTGGCCATCGAGTCCGAGGGCCGCGAGGGACCATTGTCGGTGGTCGAGGAAGACCTCTACTACACCTCGCCAGACCGTCTGCGCAAGATTTTTCCGAGCTTGTTCGTCAACGGCCGCTTCCGGGCCGAGGACTATGTGCGCAATCCGAAGGCGCTGAGCGAGGTTCGCTATGCGGGCTTCCACGGTCGCGGTCTCATCCAGCTCACCTGGCTGGACGCGTATCGGGCGGCCAGCGATGCGCTGGGGTTCGACTACGTGGGAAGTCCGGGTCTCGTGCTCGAGCCTCAACACGCGGCGCTTACCGCATGCTGGTTCTTTGCGGTCTACAAGGGCTGCTTGCCCGCGGCCGAGCGGGGCGATGTTTACGAAATTACCGGCCGAGTGAACGGCGCGGCGCGCCTCAAATTGGCTGAGCGCAAGGCGATCACATCGCGCGCGTACAAGGTGCTGAGCAAATGAGCGCCGTGTCCCGAATCCTGCGTGACGCAGAGGGTGGCCGGCTCACGTTCTGGTGTCCTGGCTGCGACGGTGCGCATCAGGTTGCCGTAGGTCCAAAGCTTCACGAGAACGATGCGCGCTGGGGATACAACGGCAATCCCGAGGCTCCGACGTTCACGCCTTCCATTCTCGTGCGCTCGGAGACTTGGACGCCGCCCGTGACGGCTGAGAACCTCGAGGAATGGCGGCGTGCGCCATGGCCCCAAGCGAAGGTACCCACGGTGTGCCACTCGTATGTGACGGATGGCCGCATCCAATTCCTCGGGGACTGCACGCATGCGCTTGCCGGGCAGACCGTCGACCTTCCCGGCTGGGCTGATGCATGACGAAATTCCTCGACATTGTTCCGTCATGGTTGTGGGCGCTACTGCTGGTGTTGGCCCTGGCCGTGATAGGGGTCGAGCGCACGCAGGTGCTCAAGGCGAGGGCGGATGTGTCCAGGGCGCAGAAAGCCGTCTCCGACGAAAAGCTCGACCGTCAGGCCGAGAACACCCGCCGCGCGCTTGCCGCGCTCGAGGACCTGCAGCACGTGCTCGCGATGCAGGCCGTCCATGCCAAAGCTCAACAGGAAAACGTCAATGTCTACGAAAAGAAACTGGCCGTGCTCGATGGCCGCCGCCGTGCTGCTGCTGGCGATGCTGAGCGGATGCGCAAGCAATTCGCCGACTTCGCCTCCCGTGATCGGGACCAAGCCGCAAGCGACCCTGCTGCCTGCCAGCGTGTCGCAGATCGATCCACGGTCCTCGGAGGCCTGGCTGCGCGAGGTGCAGAGCTACTTCGAAGCGGTCGACTCATTGTTGAGCAGCGAGACGCCGAAGTAGAGGTGTTGCTCGGCATCGTCGGAAATGATCGCGCACTGATGGGGCCGGCGCCGCGATAAACTTCGGCCTGATCGGGGCCTGAGAATCCCGACAGCGCCGACGCTACGTCGGCGCGTCGCCAGTCGGTCAAGCCGCTGGCGCCCGAGCTGCGCCAAGCGTCAACGGGGGATCACTTCAACGTGAAACCTAATGACGCGCAAAGCCAGACTCCGCGCGCTCCGTGAGAGCGCATTCTCGGCCCAAGGCCATCTTTGTTTTTACTGCCGGCACCCGATGTGGCGCGAAGGCGCGAAAGCGTTCGCGGCCGAGCGTGGAATCTCGCGCGACCAAGCGCGAATGTTCCGGCTGACTGCCGAGCACTTGACTGCGCAAATGGAAGGCGGGCGCACCGTCGCTTCCAACATCGTGGCTGCTTGTCGCTACTGCAACCACGGCCGCCATGCGCTGTTCCCCGATGGGGCTCCCGACCCTGAGACCTATTCGGTTTTCGTGCTGCTCAGTGTTGCCGCTGGCCTTTGGCATGGGAAAGGGCCCTGCTTCGGCGTGCGCACTGGTGGGGTGGCGAGCGCCGAGGGACAATCCGTTTCTTTTCGGGGGAGTGCCGCGTGCCAACATCAGCCTACTCAAACAACTTTCGAGGGGAGTTCGACGTGTCGCAACTCCTGAGCCTCTTAGGGCACGACGCTGACAGCGCTCAGAGCCTCGAGGCAATTCCTCAGGTGTTGCGCGATCAAGTGGCCGCAGATGTTGTTTGTCCGAGCTGCGGAGTAGGCGGGGCGAAGATGGTTCAGGCCGGGCGGAATCGCAAAACTGGCAGCCCCGTCAGCCAAGCGCATTTCCGCTTCCAATCCAATGCAGGAGGCAACGCGCACGACCCGCTTTGTGACTTCTACGATGACCGCGCGGGAAACAAGGGCGGCGACCACCTCATCGACTTTCGAAGCGCCCGATCCGAGCTCACCAGGCTGGTCGGAAGGCTTGTCTGCAGGGGCATCGCGCTCGAGTTGTTCTCGCAGCAGACGATGCGAGACATGCGGCAATGGTTCTTGGGTGTGAGGCGGGCAAATCAAGTGTTGATTCTGGACGTCGCGGAGAAGGTCGAGTGGTGCACCAGGGTGATCGCGCTGCGTGGAGTGGGATCGGGTGACGTGGCTTTCCAGCCGGCGTTCGCAGAGATGCCAAATTTCAACTGGAAGGCCGAGGCGCGCCGAAGGGTTGAGGGTTGGCACCAGGCTTCTTTCAATCTCATCCATGGTCACTTTGGCGCTTTCTTCGCCAAGGGTAGTCTCAGCCGCATACAGGCGCTCGCACGCATCTATGAGGGGGTGCCGTTCTTCGATGTGAGGGTGTTGGCCGATAAGTACCAAGCCACCATCGCGCTTGCGCGATTTATGTGCTCGCAGTTGGATCTGGACCGGTCGCTCTGGGTCGATCTGCATCGCTACAAGACGCCGGCGCCCTCGGTTGCCGCTATGGTGGCTTTCTCGGCTCTGCTGCTTTACATCTCGGAGTGGGACCCCGCGAAGGCGGCCGAGCTGTTCGTGCGCATCGCTGTTTCGGATTGGCCCTTTGATCCTTTGGCCGGGAATCTCATCGGCCTGAACCCGTTCCATGACTTTCTCGCTTGGGAGGCGATCATGATCGCTTCCGAGGTTTGCATGCTACGCATCTCGGAAGAATCGATGGACTCGCTGCTGCTGCGAGCCGAAGCCGAATTGCGGCAAGAGCATGAGGCGTGGCTGCGGGTCACCGGCGGATTTCGCTAGCCAGCGGCCCTGCTGCCTGCGCTGCTCAATCTGTCGGCCGGAACTCGCCGCGGCGGCCGGGCCAGCGCTGCAGTGCCGTTGCGATGGATTCGGCATGTCGGCGGGCCTCAACGCGAGCGCCTTTCGGGTCGGTGGCTCCTGGGCGTGGCGCCGGCCTGCAGAACCAGCGCTGCGGGTAGTCGTCTGACTTGATGTTCTTGCTTCCCCGGCCGCGAGGGTGGACTTCCATTCCGTCTATGAAAAAGCCATCGCGCACTTCCAGCATGAGCGCGCGGTCGAGCGCCGGAATGATGTAGCTCTCGCGGTCGTCGGCCAGCAGCATAGCGAGCATCAGGCTGCGGCCTGGCCGTGGGTCGTGGATGCGCTCCACGTAGAGCAGTTCCCCGAGCCGGCGCGTGTGCTTCACCGCCTCCTTGGTGGGCAGTTCCTGGCCCTGAAACCGATATCTAAATACTTCGCAGTACAC